GGATATACAGTAGGAGCGATATTTTTGGTTGTCTTATGCTTATCTGCAGTTCACTTCGTACTTGTACATGTAATTGATAAGCCAGATTGGAATAATCACGACTATATGGCGTATAGAAATCATGTGACGAGTGACTTTTTCAATCACGAGTTACGTGAATCGGAACATAGCGATTCAAAGTGGAGCAGAATAACCACAGAAGAACTTAAAGAACGTCGAGCTTTGTTAGATATCCGAGAAGAAAAAGGTTCTTTCGCACTAACTCATGAAGAGTGCAAGAGACTCGATGAACTTACGGAGAAACTAAAAATTACATATAACCATAATGAAATAGAACTGTGAAAAATCTAAACGAATTTGAACGCCTAGTATTCGAAATGAGAAAGCAACAGAAGTCTTATTTCAAGACGCGAAATCAAGGCACGCTAAGGTTGTCCAAGCAATACGAGATTGAAGTAGACAAGAGACTTTCTGAGAAGATAAACAACCAACAGCAAGGTGCTATTGATTTTGGATAACACAAAGCTAAAAATAAGCTTCGCAGTCTGTGAGGCTTATTTTTATTAATTTAGTAACCAATTTAAAAACCAATATATTATGAAGAAAGCAATATTAACAATAGCAATAATCGTACTTATGGTAAGCTGCGGAACAAATGATAAAGAGCAGATGTACGCTAAGGCTACAAAATACCTAGACGGAAAACTCAATACAGAAGATGAAAAAGGTTTTGTAGTGTTTAAGGAGTTGGACACACTGGTTGAGTTATCAGAAAAGGATATGGCTCTTGTGAAGCGCATACCGTTAATGAAGGAATTAACTAAATCTGTAAAACATTATAAGGAATTTAAAGCTATAGATGAAAGGTTTGATACTGGAGAGGAAAATTCAGAAACTATTCATTATCGAAATATAGCAATCAAGCTTCAAGACTCTTTGAGTAATATGGAAGAACGAGACGATGAATTGGATTCTACAAATATTGCAGGATATATGGTGAGCGTTAAAGCTGAAGCTACTGAAAAAGCAACAGGCGCAAAATTTAAAGATTTAAAGTTTGAAGTGTATTTTGATGAAGACAAAGATGTAGATGCAGTTTTAAATTCGTATTTATATGAATGGAAATAATGCCCAACAAAGCCCAACTTAACAACTTGGGCTTTGTTATTTAAAATCGTTTGCAAAAAGCATTATCTTTGCTATATGCGAGGTCAACAATCATTATTTTCATCAAAGTTCATCAGAGAGGAAGAACCACGGTCGAAGCAAAGGCCACGTAATGTTTATCAACCTCTACGAAATAAAGCATTGATAGCACGCTACTACTTCCATGCTGAAATCAACAGATATAGATACGATGATTGTATTGCATTACTGGAGCAGGAGTTCTACTTAACAAGCCACAGAATCATAAGTATTTTAAGCGACCATACACATAGAATCAACGACCTCATACAGGAAGAACCAACAACAAAGGATTTAGCGGAAAGGCATCCTCATTATAACTGGAAGGTTAGGTAATTATGAATTATGAACGATGAATTATGCAGAAAACAAAACTAGTACTGACAATAGAAATTGAAGAGACATTAGGCCAGACAGCTAAGCTTTTTTCAAGAATAAAAGAAAACGATGGAATTATAAATATTAAAGATATATTCGATTTAGACGATGAGGTGACTGTGCTAAGTCTATCCGACATTCATTCGGTTGAATCGAAGCCTATATTTATCCGTGGTCATATGATTGAATCTAGTTATCCGCCAAAAACAAAAATGCATTGCATAGTCACTAAACGAATAGTTAGACTTTAATTTATGAGCCAAATAGAGGAGTTAGCAGAAAAAATTGGTAAAGCGTTTACTTTTGAAGATGAGAAACGTAGATTTTCTAGCATTCTATATCTCCCCAAAAGCCAAACTAAAATAACATGTACTAAACTCATGGAAGGGGAAACGATTGTGCTTTCATTCTCGAGTAACGAAGGAAAGTTTGGAACAGATGAGTATATAGATGAGTTTAGATTCACACCAGAGCAGTTGCTTGAAGTGTTGAGAGATCATGAAGATAAATATGAACGATGAACGATGAATTATGAGTATAAGTAAGGAGGAATGGGTGAAAGGCCTAGATGAAAGTACCACGAGTAAATGGGCAGACCTCACGGTGATGTTAGGTGATAAAGAGATACAAGGTGTTAAGCCAACGGAGTACAAAGCAGAATTGATTAATCCTGAACTTTTACCTGCTTGGGAAAATACATGTCAAGAATTTGTTGAAGCACAATCGGAAATGAGAGAGTTAACTTATCTCTACGCTGAGGAAATAGGACTAAAAAGAGACCAGTTTATCATTGATGCATTAGCAGCGAAAGGTTTTGTTTTTGAAAATAAAGCTGAATTGGCCGAGTTTGCGAAAGATAGGTGTACAAGGACTTTCAATCCATCAACTATGAAATATACATTGTATGTAGATGAAGATATTGCTATATGTAGCTGGTATAACACACGAAAGATGACAGTTTCTGAATGTGGTACAAAGATTAAGGTAGAAGCAGGATTTAAACCTTAATAGACGAAGCCCAAACGCCTCTGCCATGAGCAAGCGCATCAATTAACATGAATGACTACATGTGAGAATTATAGACGTATAAATTCAAGGGCAGTCTCCAGTCGTATAGCCGACATCTTTAATTAATAATTGTAGTGAAGTCAACATTAACCTGCGTCCCTTCCTCAATTCCACTTCCATCGTATAAATGAGCTCTAAAAGTTACCTGCGTTACTTTCACTTGATCATAACGCTTTGGCATATTGCTTTCGCTCCTCAACATCTCTGTTGTAATTTGATGTCCATTAACGTCCATCATATCCTTCCTCTGCAAAGCTTCATATACTTCTTGCGTGAACTCTAAAGCAGGCACTGGTGAGTCCTTCACATCGTAAATCACACAGTGCAATCTAACACGAACTTCGCCACTTTGTCCTGGCGTTAATTGGTCCCAATTTACAGGGTCAAGAATTTCAACAAAGACAGCTCGTCTTGGAATAGCTTTTTCGCTTTCATAATTTCGATATTGGTCATTGTACCAATCAATCAACTTGATGCTTTGAATACCGTTTAATTGCTGTTTAATGGCCGTGTAAAGTGTGTTATATATAATCATCTCATGATTCGTTTTAAGTCCTTAATTATCTTTGCTTCAATCTTCTTGTTTAATGCCTTTGATTTTCCCATAAATTGGCGTTGTGGCATCGTTGTGATATGCTTACCGAATACCTTCATCTGTCCACCTTCGTTGATCAGTTGCGCATATTCCGTATTTGCTGTGATCTCCACACGCCTGCCATTCTTCCTCCAACGAATTCCATTCATTAAGTTTCCAGTTTCTCCGCTCAAAATCTGTCGAGACGTTGCAGCAGGAGAATAGTGTGTATAACCGCCTTTCCTCCTGCTCTTTCTTCCTGGTCTTTTTGCTGTGCCTTTGTATTTGAAACCATACCAAGGACTTTCAGGTTTACGTCGCTCAACTTCGTCCCATTTCTGCAGGGAGGAATCTGTAAAACCTTGGTTCTCGAAACTTTCTTTGAAATGGTTCACACTTTCCACACCTATACGAGTTTGAATGTCATTCTCTAGGTAGTCGTTCAACTTCCTTAATTTCTCTTCCCATTTCTTGAAATCTGCCATTATAACAATTCGTTTTCTAATGATTTGACAATGTCCGTCAACTCAACATCTCTGTTGATAATTGTCGTTTTCGCTTCGTTTCTTACAATCACAAAGTTACAACCTTTGTTGTCTGCAAAGCCTTTCAGGATGTTGTTTGCAATTTCGTTCAAATTGTTCCTGGACAGTTTTTCTCCAAGTTCAATTCCAAGGAAGGACTTGTTAATTTTCTCAAGAGATTTTCCTTTGTTGTACTTATCGAATAGATTCTTTTGGTCAATCGTTGACAAGTCACCATCAACTTTATTGTAGCGAAGTGGAGCGTTAGATCCTCCCATCAATTCAAATGTCTTTCCATGATTAGCAGTTGACGTATAAGCGAAGTCTAAACGTTCTTTCATTCCTTCCTTCGGATGCGTGAGGCTTAACTTGACTCTTCCCTTCCCAACTTTGCTTTCAACAAATTGATTAGTAAGATGCTTCTCGGCCATGGTATCGTGAAAACGCTCCACTTTCTTCTTTTCAGATTTTGGAACATCAGCAACATAAGGATGCTTATTGTCGTAAACCTGTCCAGTTCTTCCTGCGTTTCCTGCAACTCCATCAATAGGAAGTGGAGCTTCTATGGTTGTCGCTTCCGCAGGTTCATCGGTGTTCGTTACCCAACAATTACAACCCCAATCTAACGGAGGATTAAGCGTGTCCCATACAGGATCATTAATTGGTTTAACAATTCCATAGTATCGCTCATGACTTTCTCGAGGTTCAGCAGATCTACTCGGCATGTATTTCAGATTCGGGTAGAGATTACTGTCTCGTTCAAAGTCCTGCCACTGGTTAGCAGCAGCTGCTTGTTTCTGCGCAATGTTATACTCTGCACGCAAATAATTGATGTTGTACTTAGAATCAACCTTTCGATATTCCTGCAGGAACTCATCAAATGAACGTTTGTTGCCATCCGCATCGGTTAAACTGGCTTTCATTTCTTTGTTCATTCTATAAGATTTGAACGCAGAAAACACACCTACATTCTCATTGAGTTGTTTCACAGTGTCAAAATCTCTCACGTCATAGCCAGTTGTTCCATAGCCAGCAGTCACACCTTTGCGCAGCTGCTTGTCCGTTTCCTTCCAAACTTCCTCAACAACTTTGTCAATGTTACCGTCATAGAAGTCTTTGGCCACTTCCTCAGATTTAGCCTTGGTAAACAAACGACGGTTGCTTTTCATCACTGCGTGATCATAGACCTCTCTCAATGATGCCCCGAATTCAATGTCGGGGCTTAGTCGAAAAAAGACGAAGAACCTAAAGCTTTTGCACTGCTGTCTTCAATTGGATTAACGCCGTTCATTTTTTGCTCAATGACTGGAATTCCAAAAGTATCTTGAATGTATTCAGGATCAACCGTGAAATGATTTAAAACACCGCTCACAATTTCCCATTCAGCTTTTAGGTCTTTTTCCCTGTTGAATTCAAAATGGAGGTTAGCAAACGGATACCCCATCTCTATCATCTTAGGCAACCACTCCTCATTGATGATGCGCTCCATCCATGTTTTATCTCCATTCCAAATCTGCTGAGATAAATCCATTCCTACTTGCTCCTTCGCTCTAGAACCTTCTTGAGATTGCTCTCCAATTACAGAGCCATTCAACAGTTTGGAAATCTCATTAGCGGCCAAACCTATCAAGTTCTTGTATAACGAACCGTCAGAACTCGGCACATCCATGAAGTCGAATTCTTCATCCGTTCCAAAGACACCATAGGTTGAAGTTCCCATGTCTCTCAACATGATTTCCAACTTATTCAAATGTTCCTGGTCTCTACTTGGTGTCTTCACGTATCTTGGAGGGATACCAAATATCTCAGTGAACTCACTCCAAGAAGCTTGAGCAAATCGTTTGTAAAGAACATGCGGCACTGTTTTGTTCAGCAAGCCTAGATCGTAATTATCACCAATTTCGAAAAGCCAAGGCGTGTACTTTGGATTGTCACGGTAAGTCACACCAGTCTCGTCACCAACGTTCTTAATGACAATTCCTTTCTCAGGTACAACATGCCAACGGTTAACAAGTTGCACGTCTCCAATTCTACCTTCAGCGGTTAAGTCTGTGATTTCTACCAATGAATGTCCCCACATGCGAGATTCCCACGCATATTGCAAAAGCTTAGTAAACCAAGCCTTATTCAACATTGCTGTAGCTTCAGGATTTGGCACGCCTTTCTCATCCATCAAGTCAAAATCACTCTCTAGCAAGGAGTTCATTCTCTTCAGCATTTCCGCAGTCAAATGCGCATCAATTAAGATGTCATTATAGATGCCGTATAACCTCGAACGATTAGGACGTTCTACATTCTCCGCAGACCTTAACGCATTAGTCCAGTCGCTAATTTGTCTACGAGCTCTAGCTGTAGTTGTTCTAATAATTGTGTCCAGAACCTTGTTAGGACGTTCTGTTAATGCTTGTTTATTTTGTTCTGCCATGATTAAAAGTAATTTTGTGATTTTGGAAGTTCAGAACCAAAGCGAAGTGGCGTTGTTGGGTCTTCCTCATTAGTTGGAAATGCGGGATTAATAAAACCATCCGCAATCTTCTCAAGATATTCAATTGCTTGATCTCTTCGAGTTGTACGAAGGTCAGGGATATTGTTGGGAACTATTAGTGCGAAAGCATCATAAAGAATCATGTCCACAAGCTTTCTCTTTAGAACGCCAATGCTTGTATTCTCTAATTCATCAAGGCACTTCTCCGCATCGTAGCGCACAGCCAAGTAAGCTTTCATTTCATCTATGGCATCGCCTTCCAAATCTTGGAGCAATGCCCATCCTTCTAAATTCAAATCTCCAACCACGTCTTCCAACTCTTCGCTGTCAATGATTTTGGAGTAATCGTTTAATGTTAATATCATAATTCTAAAATTTACGTGATGTACGTGTTCCTCCTAATCTTCCACCTTGGTGAAACGATGAACCTTTGTATCTATCGAGTTCATCAAATGCGTATTTGTCTGCATCTGGAGCATCGTCTTTTGATTTATATCCCGGCTCAATTCCTTTCAATTGCGCAATTCCTGTCTGCGTGTCATTGTGTCCTTTCAATTGCCTGTTGTAGAAAACTCTGCCGTTTTGATAGTCAGGAAGCATTTCGCACATAGCGTCATACTTATTTCCTCGTCTGCGCTCCATCTTAATCAAGTTCAAACGAAAACCTGCCTCACGTTCAACTTCTTGAATGGCGTCAAATATTGCCTCATTCCAAAATTGAGCCTCAAAACCTATTTGAACTTTCACTCCTTTAGGAAGTCTCGATTGAAAATCCTTAATCCATTGCACAGCTTCACGAACTACTGACTGCTTAACAAAGCAATCAATTAAATACTTCTTACCGTCCTTTAATCCCCAAATACGAATGGCGTTGAAGTCACTGGTCTTTGTTCCTCCATAGGCAACATCCCAAGTTCCTACAATCGCATCAAAGTGATCTATGCGTGGAAGCTTTGCCCATTGAATGTATTCGTCCTTGAACATCGTACCTTCAATGTGAGGTGTGTTGTTGTACTCCGCCAATGCTCGAATAGTTCCCATTGTCTTTTCCTGCAACTTGAAGAATTCAGCATCGTACTTATCTTTCCAAATAGGCTCGTAAGTAACAGGATCATACGCATCGACTCTGTCTTCCTTCCATTCGTCATTTCCATCAACCACAAGGTCAAATATCATTTGAGGGTGGAACTTGTTTTGAGCGATCAGTACACGCCTATTCTTATCATCCATTGTAGGTATTACAGATCTCAAGAACCATTCAGCATACTCTTTCTGTCTTGCAGGATTCTTAGAAGTATCTTTGGTTTCCCAATCATCGGCAACAATCATGTCAGGTCTATCTGCACCAACACGAAGTCCACGAGGTTCTTGCCCCATCCCTAATGCCTTAGCTTTGAATCCTGATTTCGTTACAAAGAAACCATCTTCCCAACTTCCGAGTTGCTGTTGTTTTCCAAAGTCATTGATTAGTCTTTGGTTGTTTTCAAATTCTGCTTGCAAGTCGCCCAGGAGAATCTTTGCTTTGTCTTCATTTTGTCCAATGACCACTAAGAATTGAATATCTCCATTAATCCACAACCACAACGGTAATAGCACAGTTGCCACAACCGACTTAGCATGTCCACGTGCCCATTTCAACCATGCCTTGTATGTTTTAGACCTACGCACACGGCGAGCAATGCGCACATGAAATTCAGGTGTCTCAGAATCTCCATAGTGCGGAAAGTAGTACTGAACAAACTTCTTGAAGTCATTCATATACACTTCAATTCTTTGCTTTCTGCTGGATACAGTTTCAAAAGGATCAATACCAGTATTCTCAGAAATACGCCTACAAAGTTCTTCATAGCGTTTCTGAGCCTGTTTGTCCTTCATTTTATATGCTCCTGCCATTATCTTTCTTTTACGAGTTCATTAATGAAGCTTTGCGAAAGTGTGGCGAACTTGGAAAGTTCCTTAGGTTCTGTCTTGGATAAGAATTGAATGAAGTCTTCAAATACTTCAATGTACTTGTGAATGGGTTGGTTGGATAAGATTTCAATTTCCTTTCTTAACACGCCTTTTGCATCGCTTAATTCTTTATTAGGCACGTTTCCAAATTCATCGCGAATCTTCTCATTCACTGCTTTCAATTGCGAATAAGCTTCAACCAACAATTGCGGACGAGTAACTTGGAGTGCGTCTTTCATTTTATCCCATTCACCGTCTTCTATCCATTTCCTCAAGGTCTTTTCTGTGACCTCTGCATTTGCTGCAATTTGTTTACGAGTAAAATCACTTTTTACATATAAACTCTGAGCGAGTTGCTTCTTTTCTGCCATCTTCATATTTCCAAAATTCGACATTTTAAGACCTATAAAAAAGCACTTCATTTGTATTGCTAATCCTCTGAAACCAATATGCTACACAGGGCTTACCTTTATGTTTAGAGCGTTTTTTTTAGCGAAAAAAAGCCCTCAAATTTGTTGAAACGAAAAGACAAATATGCTATTTCATTCAACAGATAATGCGGCCAAGCTATATGGAGAGATCTATTATGGAAATGGTCAATATATATCAAATCAATTGACTGAGTTCTTGAAGAATAAGAAAACGGCAACAGTTCACTTGCACACTCCAGGAGGTTCTGTCTTTGATGGAAACTTAATCTATAACACTTTAAGAGCATTTAAAGGTGATTTAACTATTGTGATAGACGGGTTAGCTGCAAGCATGGGAACGATAATCATGTTAGCGGCTAATAAGTTGAAGATTGCAGACAATGGATTAATCATGATTCATTCTCCATCTGGACGAGTTGAGGGGAATGCAAAAGATATGGAGAAATACGCTATGCTTCTCCGATCATTAGAATCTGATTTTGTTTCTCAATATTCTAAGCGAACTGGAAAAGAAGCAAAAGACATTGAGGCTTGGTTAGATGGAGATAACTGGTTTTCTTCATCATTAGCACTTAGCGAGAAGATTGTTGATGAAATTGTTGATCCATCATTATCGGACGCAGATATTTCTGCATTTCATAACATGGAGAACATTGCCGCATGCTTGGAAAATTTTGCATCAGACGAAGACCTCCAAGCACGTTTCTTCCAAGAAGAGGAGAAACCCCAAACAAGTACACCCAAAACAAATAATAACATGAAGTTAAACGCAAAGACGATTGTCGCTCTTGGATTAGAATCCGAAGCAAAAGACAACGAGATTTCTGCTGCGATTGAGAATGTTATTGCACGCAATTCTGCATTAGAGACGAAAGTCGAAGAGATGGAGAAAGCGCAGGAGACTGCCGAAGCGAAAGCAATAGAGTCTCTAATTGCAACAGCAAAAAAAGAAGGTAAAGTTACTGCCAAAAATGAAGCGCAGTTCATCAACCTAGCAAAGGCTGATTTTGATCTAGCGAAAGAGACTATCGAAGCTCTTCCTGGCAAAGAGAACCTTACTGCAATGGCAGGAGGTGGAAAGCCAAACACCCCAAATGCTGATGGCCGTGATGCATGGTCTTTCAGAGATTGGAAAGAAAAAGATTATTCAGGGCTGTTAGCGATGAAGGAGGAGGATCCAGAGCGTTACGCCAAAGTTGTTAAAACCTCAAATCTAAAGTAAGATGAAAAAGATATTCGGATTTTTACCAATCGCCATTTTGGCGTTCACAGTGACCTTCTTGACAGGTCTCCCAGTTCTAGCGGCAGGTGCTGGATTAGTTGCCTTATCGGCATTAACACCAAAAGTTGAAAGCGCAGCTTTTGCAGGCTTGAACAAAGAAATTTGGCTTGACGAAATCTTAGAGGATTTCTATGCTGATGACATGTTCTTGTCAGAAATGAAAGACATGAGTGCTTTCGTGGACAATAACACAATTAACCTCGCTGAGGCAGGCGTTGACCCTGATGTGTTGATTAATAACACAACTTATCCTGTTGCTACTAATCAACGTACAGACACTCCTATTGCATTGCCGTTGGACACTTACGATACGGAGAACACATTAGTGCGTTCAATCGAGAAAGCAGAGTTAGCTTATGACAAAGTGAAATCTGTAACTGAAGGCCATAAAAAAGCATTGCAAATGACATTTATGAAGAAAGCTGCGCATGCATTAGTGCCTTCTACAGATACTGCGTACACTCCAATTATTACAGCTACTGGAGCAGATAATGGAAATGGAAACAAACGCTTGAAATATGCTGACGTGATTAAGTTGCGTACAGCCTTCAATGATGCAGAAATTCCTGCGGAAGGTAGAATTCTAATTCTTTCTACGCAACACCAAGAAGATTTGGAGTTGGAAGATGTAGACAGATTCAATCGTGTGATGGAAAAAGGAGACTTGCTTGGATTCAAATTATATTTCTTAGCTGAGAGAAGATTGCCACGTTACAACAAAACGACTGGAGCAAAGGTAGCATGGGGTGCAGCAGATACTCCTGCAACTGATGTACACGCTTCATTTGCTTTCCATAAGGATGAAGTGATGAAAGCGAAAGGTACTGTTGACTTGTTTTCAAGAATCAATGACCCATCAGATCGTGGAGATGTTATTGGTTTCCAAATGCGTGGTCTTTCTATGCCGATTAGAAACAAAGGAATTGCAGCGATCTATTCGCCAGCGGCATAATATTAAACCCAAACCCAAGATAGAAAGAACGAGCCATGAATAAGCCATTAATCATATTAGACGCAGGACATGGGGCTTTAGACCCCACAACTGGCAAGTATGTTACTCCAGGCAAAGCATCTCGTCATGAGGTGGATGGCTCGTTCTATTACGAAGGAGTTGGAAATAGAGTCTTTGCTCGAGAATGGGCGAAGACCTTAAGAATATACGGTTATGAGGTTGAATTTACGGTATGTCCTTCCGAATGGAGAGACGTGCCACTTCATGAGCGTACAAAGAGAGCAAACGATCTTTCTCGCAATAGAGATGCAATTCTATTCTCTATTCATTCTAATGCAGCGAAATCTTCCACAGCTCGTGGACATGAGGCTTTCACTTTCTACGGAAATACAGAAGCGGACATCATTGCAGATTTGTGGCTGAAAGGCTTCGAGGAGAAGTTTCCAGACGTGCCATTGCGTACTGATCTGTCGGACGGCTACCTTGGAAAAGAAGCCAACTTTGCAGTAGTGAGAGATACGGTGTGCCCAGCTATTCTTATCGAGCTTGAATTTCACACGAACGACGATGGCGTGCGCTTATTGCGTGATCCAAAGTTTCAATGTGAAACAGGAGTTCTTTTGGCTGAAACCCTTAATAAGTATCTAGATGATGTCACACACTAACGAGATTATAATATCGGCAGTTGAGGTAATAACTACCGCTGCAGGTTGGATGTTAGGCGGACGTCAAGCATCAAGACGAAGCGACACAGGCGTTGTAAGCGATGGAGCAGAGCAGCTAATTAAGACCTCACAGGGTTTGCTTGATTATTTGACCGCTCAAAGAGAACAGGCCGAGAACGAGAAAAGCAATTGCCAAGCAGAGTTGCAAATTCAAAAGTTTGAAACAGAGAAGCTAAAACTAAGAGTGCAAACTCAAGAGGCTGAAATGGAAAAGCTCAAATTAAAAATACAAAGAATTAAAGAACAATGAGATATTTAACTTTCATAGTTGCCATGATTACGGCGTTGTCAATCTCCTCTTGCAAGCTGACAAAGAGCATAGACAAGACGAAGGAGACAACGCTGGATCATCGGGATTCTACCTCTTACACAAAAGAGGTGGTCCTAGACACAATTGTGATTAAAGAAAGACAGGATAGTTTGAATATCTCAATAGAAGACTTGAAGAAAATCGGAGAGATTAAACGCTCTTCAAAAGGCGTTCAAACCCACATTAAATACATGAATGACAGCATAACTGCAACTTGTATTTGTGATGAGATTAGTCAATTGGTAAAATCTACCATTGAACGTGAATTCCAAAGTCTCAAAAGAAATCAAGAAGTAATACAGCAAGAAAGCACCAAAGAGGTGGTGATTGAAAGGGATTGGACAACCATTCTTATTCTATCTGGATTGCTGATATTCTTCGTTTTATTCATCATTTTAAAAACAAAGTTATGGTAGAAAATCATAAAGAAATATTAGAAGGCTTTTTTAAGCACTACCCGAAAGAGAACGAATGCGTTATCACATCAGACGGTCAAATATTTGAAAGGGAAGCTGCTATCTGGGCACAACGCCATGCAGATCACAACGGTTTGAAAATCGAAATCATTAAGAGATCAGAATTGGATGTTGAGGTTGACACTTCAAAGGAAACTCCAGAAGCTCCTGCAATCGAAGCTCCAAATTTGAAGCGAATGAAGAAAGCAGAGTTGATTGATTTCGCTAAGGAAAATGAAATCTCAATTGATGAGCAAGCAACGAATGCAGAAATTACTGAAACAATTCAAACATTCTTGGACACACCTTTCAATCCTGATTCAATTCAAAATGAAACGGATGAAACGGCCGATTCAGGAGCTGAGGAAGCTGACGATTCAGAAGAACACAAACCAACAAATTCATAAGATATGGCTTTGAACGACGTAAATATTAATAAAACCCGTGGAGGACTCGGTAGACGAGAGCCAGCCACGGACATGATTAGCGGATTAATCGCTAATGGTGTCGCTGTTGTAGGCGGTGCGCAATTAGACATTGTGTACATGCTTTCAAGCGTAAAAGAAGCAGAAGATATTGGTCTTGATGCTGACTACGACACAACAAACACAGTGCTTGTATATGAGCACATAAAAGAGTTCTTCCGTGTGAATCCTGATGGAGTACTTCACTTATTGTTGAAGGCACAAGCGACAACTTACAAAGAGTTGACTGAGGAACTACCAACGCTTACAGATGCGGCGGATGGAGATATTAATCAAGCGGCTATCGCTTATAACCCTTCAATAGCAGTAACAGACACAACTGAATTGTTAGCGGCAATTGCAGAGGCTGAAATTCAAGCGAAGACACTGTATAATGGTCACAAGCCTATCCTTGTAGTATTGGAAGGAAAAGGATTTGACATTACCAACCCCGACGATTTCAGAGCATTGAATGCCGAGAATGTTGCGGTAATGGTTGGTCAAGATTATTCAGTGGCACAAGTTGATGACACTTATGCAGCTGTTGGAACAGCACTTGGTGCAATTTCAAGAGCTGGCGTACATGTAGGAATTGACTACGTGAGTGATTTCAATATGTTAGGAGGTTCACTTTCCATCGCTTCAATATCGAATACCAAATTAAGTGCGTTGTCAGTTTCGCAACTCAATACTGCCAACGATAACGGAGCGATTTTCTTTCGCAAGCACGTAGGAATTGCAGGTATCTATTTCAACGACACGCACACTTGTACAGCGGTAACGGAAGACTATGCCTACATCGAGAACAACCGAACGGTCAACAAAGCAACTCGAATTGTAAGAGCGACATTGTTGCCTGATCTAGGTTCTCCAGTTGCCGTTGACCCAAATAGCGGTGAGCTAGATGCAACTTTTGTAATGGCTATGAAAGCCAAAGTAGACAAAGCCATCACTGAGCAGATGCCAGGGGAATTGTCAGGCTTCACTTTCTACATTGATCCTGCGCAAGATGTTCTCGCAACTTCATCCATAGACACGCAATTGTCACTTATTCCTCTTGGAAAAGCAAGAGAGATTAACGTAGACATTGGATTCACTAACCCAAATAATTAAGAGATATGGCACAACCATTCATTAACGGCGTACAGCCATCGTGGGGTTCAATTAAGGTGAACATGCTCTCACGTACTTTGACAGGAATCAAGTCTATTGACTATTCCGACACGCAATCGAAAGAGCATATCATGGGCGCAGGAAATCATCCTGTAGCTCGTGGAGATGGGAATTTTGACCCTCAAGCATCCTTTGAACTCTTAGAATTCGAGAAAAGAGCACTCGAAGCTTCTTTGGCTCCAGGACAAAGATTGCAGGATATTCCTCCATTCGACATCGTGGTAACATTTCAACCCAAGAACCAACCATTGTTAAGAACTGATATTATTAGAAATTGCCAGTTCAAAAGCAACGGAATAGCAGTTACACAAGGAGACACGGAAATCTCTCACACGCATGAAATGATCACCAGTCACATTGACTGGAATGTACAATAATAATTTAAAGGCGGTCGTAATGATCGCCTTTCAACACAAACAACTATGGCAAAAGAATTAGCAGAAAAAAAGAAAGAATTAGAAATCGTTGGAAAGGCAACTGAAGGCGAAATGAACAAATGGAAAGCGAAGTATCCAGGGAAGAATCAAATCAAAGTATTTGAGGTAATTGACGATGGAAAGAAGCATTTGGCTTACTTCAAGAAACCTACATTGGAATTAATGCAAGCGGCAGATGCTGCGCACGCTGACGATTATGTTGCAAAGAACAACTATTTGCGTGAGAACTGTTATCTCGGAGGTTCGGAAGAATTCTCAACAGATGATGAGTTCAGTTTAGCATTAGACACTGCTGTTGCACGTAGTTTCAGAATTCTAGTTGGAACAGTAAAAAACGCATAAACTCTTCCTCTATTCCAAATGAGGAAGGAAAGGCTGACATTAGGAAACTGGGCGTTTTAATTCGTTCGGAGTTTGGTCTAGACCCAATGTCATTAACAGAGGAGGAGTTTTCACAACGAGCGGCAGATGTCCTGTGGCTCAATCAACACAAATACTCCGAACAAAAAGCGGCAGTGAGAGATGGAGCTCTTGAGGCCTACAAAATTGTAATTGAAGCAAGAAAGAAATGAGCGATGCAAGGTTCACCATAGATGTTGAGGGTAATGTTTTCAAAGCATTAGACGATATTCGAAAGGATACCGACAAGCTAAAGAAAGGCGTTACTGGCATAGAAGAGTCTTCCAAGAAGGCTTTCTCTGGTATGAAGCGCCATATCCAAAACATTTCTTTCGTTTCTATTACTCAAGGTCTTGAGAATGTTACAAGATCATTAGCAGATATTGCGGGGCCAGGACTGCGTTTTGAATCTTCCATGGCAGAGGTTGAAGCAATGACTGGATTAACAGGAAGCGCATTAGATGATCTTGGTAAGAAAGCTCGAGAAAATGCTAAGATATTCGGAGGAGATGCAGCAGACTCTGTTGAAACATTCAAACTTATCTTAGCACAGTTAGGACCAGAACTAGCCAACACTCCCGACATGTTGAATATGATGTCTCAAAACTCTGAGCGATTAGCGAAAATGATGGGTGGCGATGTGGTTGGTGCTACGAATCTGTTAACCACTGCGATGAATCAGTACAATGTGGATCTAACCAACGCAGCAGATGCTAATAAGGTAATGAGTGAGATGATGAACGCAATGGCTGCATCAGCTGATGCAGGTTCTTCTGAATTGCCAGTACTTCAATCTGCGGTTATGAATGTTGGAGCTGATGCGATGCGGGCTAACATTTCGTTCGAACAAATGTTGAGTTCAATACAGTTACTTGACAAAGCAGGTAAGAAAGGTGCTGAAGGTGGTATTGCATTGCGAAATGTTATCACAACATTGAATCAAGGTCGGTTTTTGCCACCAGATGTTCAAGAAGAGTTAGCCAGAGCTGGTGTGAGTGTTGATTCATTGAGTGATAAGTCTTTATCTTTTACCGACAGATTAAGAAATCTTGAAGTGATTGGCAATGACTCTGCATTGATGTCTAAATTATTTGGGCGTGCAAATGCTGCAGCCGCACAATCTTTGTTGCAATCTGTAGATGCTCAGGACGAAATGACAAATGCCATTACTGGTACTAATACAGCATTTGATCAAGCGGCAATTATGATGGATACAGGTGCAGAAAAACAAGCACGAATGAAAGCGTCAATCGATGATTTCAAAGTGTCTGTCTTTAATGCTACAGGTGGAGTATTCGCTTATTTAGAACCTATCTCAGACGTTGCTCGTCAAATGTCTGCATTTGTACCAATAGCAAGTGCGGCAGCTTCAGGTATTAAGTTTTTAGGGAAATCAAAGTTGGCAGCTGCAATTGCAACTAAGGCTGTGACTGCAGCGCAATGGTTATGGAATGCAGCAATGACAGCCAACCCTATTGGCTTAGTGATTACAGGTGTTGCAGCATTAGCAGCAGGGGCTTATGCATTGACACGTGTTTTATCCTCGTCTACCTCTGCCCAAGAAGCTGCAAACGAAGTTCATGAACGTGCGGTTGATATTGCCTCCGAAGAAATTGCAGAAACAACTATTCTCACCAATAGAATTAAGGCTGCAAAGAAAGGTACTGATGAGCGTAAGAGAGCTATTGCAGAGTTAAAAAGAGAATACCCTGAATTGCTCAAGATGTACACTGAGGAGCAATTGACAAATGAAAAGATTGACGAGATTCAAGGTAAGATTGCGGACAATGCAATGTTACGTGCGAGGAAAGAAGTTGCTGCGGAAATTTACAAGGAGAAACTTAAGGAGCAAATACAAGCAGAGCAAAAGGCTCCAGGTTGGTATGAAAAACTGATAGCATTTAATTCTCTAGGTATTATTTCCTCTGAGGATGTTAAAGGTGTTCAAGTTAACGAGTTAGCAGCTGAGGCTAATCTTGCGCTTCAAGAGTCTCTTAAGGCAGATAAGGCTTTCAATGACGCTGGATTATCAAGTCATAGAGGCAGCAGTGTTAGCAAGAAAGAAGTGGGTAGTTTTAATACAAACTTAGATACTGGTGCTGGAGGTGGTGCAACAGTACCCACCCGTGACAAAGTTATCCAGGGCACAGGTGGAGAAATGAAAACTATTAACGTTCGCATTGAGAACCTAGTAAAGAATATAACATTAAGCACAACCAACCTCAAAGAAGGTACAGGAAAGATTAAACAACAAGTTACTGAGGCGATGGTCGCAGCAGTAAGAGATTTTGAAGTCGCAATGTAAATGTAATGGCAGTAAGAAAGTACAACATACCAGAATTAGTAACGAAGTTGGCAGGAGATGTCAATTATCGTCCTGAAGTGGCGTATGCATTACAAGCACTAATGCAGTCAACGAATCGAATTGATTATAATACGGCTTTGAAAGAAGTTACAGATATAGTCAATGGTTATGAATCTATTCCTGCACAAGACAGAAAGGATTATGGAGAGAGCTCCAATCTTGCAGGCGTGCCTCTCTTCCAACCAATGACTTTGAGAGTTGAAGGAGAGGATGATCTATTTCTTGAATCTGCGGTTATTGACATCACAATGCCTCGCAATATTGTAGAAACTATCATAGATGGCCGAGACAGCTCGGTGAAGGAATTCATTAATAACGGAGATTTTGAAATCAGCGTGAGTGGCATGATCTGCAACACATCTTATGGCTATCCTTTGGAGCAAGTTGTCAATTTTATGAAATTCATGAAAAAGGAATCTACCTTGGAAGTAGATCACGAGGTATTGAATGCGCTAGGCGTGTATGAAATTGTGATCATGCAACCAACACTTCAGAAAACGCCATACATTAATTGTCAGCAATATTCGTTCACAGCGAAGAGCGATGTGCCTTTAGAATTGAACGCAAATGAATTAAGCAATTTGACGCAGTAATGAAAGTAACGCAAGTACATATCACCATTGGTCAATTCACTTTTGATTACGTTCACAAAGCTGAGATTATAAGCGGTTGGGAATCCTTAACCGACACTGCAGTTATTATGTTGCCTGCTAATTTGAAGTTGGAT